GAGCAGGTTTGAGGACTAGGCTGTTTTCTTGGAACTCGCCAATATAATTCTCCATTGCCGTATCTACAGACCCGTAATTCATCATAACCCACTGACATCCGTATGAGAACAGAATTTGTGGATTGAAGTTGACTAAATCGTCGCCAATATCGGGAACAACCATCGTGATATGGTTACGATTATGATTAATGAGTTCGTCGGCATCGTGAGGCTGTGACGCCTGAGTATATGTCAGGCGCCGTAAATGAGAAGTGGCCCATGAAATATTGACTAATTCTTCCATTAGCGTTCCCTTAACCTCGCTTCCTGAAACCAAAACAATCTTACGCTGGAGATTACATATGGGCTCAACAACTAAATTGCGGCGCTGGTACCCGTATTCTGCATCAAGCAAATAAGGTCGGCAAGTGGTTTTGATAATTTCCGAGCATGCATTTAGCACTGTTGTATTTTTGGTATGGAATACTAAACTCAGGATAAAAGGATCAGACGAGACTGGAGAAGTGACCGAGTTAAAAGCAGTGTTTGCCAAAGCTACACAGCAGGCTTCAAATGGAACAGTATTGTAAGCGTAATCTGTTCCTAAATTCTGATTCTTTAATCCAACAACTGGCTTACTAGATCCATCATCATACACATCCAGCTCTATCATTCGAGCACCTGATTTCACGACTAATGGGATAATCTGGTCGGAAACATAGTCATAAATCTTGGCGCCAGGAAACACTGAGTAAGATGAGGCAGCAGTATAAAAATCACACAGCCGGTAAGCTGGTGTTTGTGGGCACCCTAGTGGTGCTAATTTAGTAACCTTCTCGTAAGCTGCAAAGTTAGGCTTGGCAGCAGCCAAAGCTTTGGATTCAGAAGGTGTAAAGGATAAGTACAACCAATAGCCGATTACGACGATTAGTAGTCCTATTAAAGGAGCTGACAAGGAAACCCAGTCCATTATTAATTATGCCATGAATTAATAGCCGCAAAGAAAGCATAAACGATTATTCCAACAAATGCTAGAAAAATTCCTAATTTAATATAACCTTCCCCCTTCATTATTATGATTGGAAGTATTATTGTTATTATTATTTGCGCACTAGTGTTTATATGGGCAATATGGTGGATATATAAATCTTTTTAAACACGGAATAATGTTCCGCGAAAACCACGAACAACTTCGTCAGGAATTCGCTTTTCCATTGGAATACCTAGTAAACAACAGTAATGAAAATACAAACAATACATTCCACACTCTGAATTTTCGTACTGGTGTCGAGTCTTATTATATGTGGTAGCCATTGGCTTTGAATGAATCTTTGTAGCATCCCAAGTAATCTTCCATCGCTTCATCAAATTTATGATTTCTTTAGAAGGTCGTTCAGCATACGAATCAAAGTAAGTTACGCGAGGAAACACTAGTTCTGGACGAATATCGCAATACAAAGCAATCCAGTGCTGACCTGGGCCAGTACTTACATCAGTATTAAATACTATTCCAATACGACGATATCCCCTCTTATAAAGGTCTTCAATATTCAATGAACATAGGGAATTAACCAAGCATATTCCAGTTTCCGAATGTTTTCCAAAATCTATAGGTACAGTTCCTACATAATAATAATCGGGAAATAGCTTGGCAAACTGTTTTTCAACTGAATCAATATCTACTGACGATAACCACTCTTCGGGGTTTGTCTTCCATGATTGAGGTGCCTTCGGTTTGGCAAGCATAGAATTGATAATGCATTCAGCTGCACCTGTATCACACTCGTCATGAAGACGGGCCTCAATAGTCTTCCATACTGTAGTAGCTTTCCCTTTAGGTATGGGTGTCTCACGACTGTGTTCCTTATTGTAAACTTTACGCAAGTTTTCGACTTCCTTGTTGTCGAAGAACATTATATTGAAAATGGATAAGATTCTTAAAACTTTAGAAATCACAAGAATGGAAGAGGCAATTAAAGATTTGAAACGGTGTGTTAAGCAGTATCGTGAGGTTGATGATAAGCTTCGTGTTCTGAATCGTGAAGTATTCGATAAGCGCGAGGCTCGCAAGATTGTAGAGATGGAACTAGCGGATCTCATGAAGGTTGAAGCATTCCAAAATTTCAAGAAGTTGAAGATTGAGGAAGATGGGTCAACAATCACGATTCAGCGTCCACAGGAATGGTCAAAGCCTTGGTCTCTTTCAAAGGATCTCAAAGATTTGCTAGAAAAATACTTTGCTACAACTGTTCCAGCTCAGTCTGCAGAAAGGTGCTTTGAGTTTATTGTTGAAGCTCAAAAAACGAAGCTTACATCTTCAGAATTTAGTTTTACCCGCGCTGTTCCCGAGTCAGAAGATTAGCTAATAATAATGTAATGGAAGAATCTCCTGTAGAAATTAATGATTCACAACCGGTTCAATCGCCAATAGGACGAAGATCACAACGAAAAACAACACCTTCGGCGAAAAAGCTTGAAGATATAATTGCTAAATCTGAACTAAAAGCTAAAAAAATTGCAAAAGCAAAAGATATAGATTTGGCAACAAAAATCAAGCAAACACTTTTTCAATTAAAACGATCTATTTATGATCCGCCCAAAGATGTGGCCTGTTATGATAGATCCGCAATTGTTATGGCAAGGTATCTTTTTGGAGAAGAAGCCGTTGAAATTTTTAATAAAGGACTGAAAGATGAAACTGGACAAATAATTATTAAAGGGAAAAAACGAGTTCGTAAGATTTGGGAATTAGCTGATCCAACATCTCAGTGCACAAATGTCATTGGCGAATGGAAGAAGGGTATACCTTGCTGGATTTGTGGAACGGCTATTATTTCAGGCGCAGTTTTAGGAGGTGTTAAGGGTAAGAGAGCAAGACCTATATCTATCGACTCATCAAGTGACGATGAATCGGAAACTTCAGGAATCGGAACCGAACCTGCATGCGAACACATTCTTCCAATTGCCCAAGCCCGTTTTTTTCTAGATTTATATGACCCAAAAATTGAGAATGTTACAGCTGGAAAAATGAAAGCTCGAAAACTTGAATATGAATGGGCCCATCAGTATTGTAATATGGTAAAAAGCGATGACCAGTATATTCATAATACTGGTTCGTATGATGAACCGGTATGGGAAGTCGACCAAAATATGATTGCGCTTAATTTAGGTAAAATTTATCAAAAAATTGATGATTCTTCTTATCAAGCACGATTCAGTGAAGGCAAGGAAATCATTAAAGCTAATATCATGAAAGATTATTTGACTGAAAGAAACTGGAAGGCTCAGCGTTTACAGTTTATGACAGACCGAGTCCAAAAGATTGTAGATTTTATCAATTAGGTCGATTAATTGAATTGGCTGGGACATCTAAATGTATTGATCCAAGAAATCTTCAAAAAAATATGATTCAAATTTATGAAAGTTTGCAGGAAAAAGTAGGTGAAGTAGATTTATCACCCAAGGAAGAAGCTAAAGCTCCATATGAAGATCATTTAAAAGAAGGAGAAGAACTTGCAGTTACTGGTCTTCTTCGCTTAAGTGCTTCTGAAGAAGATGATAGCCCCGAAAAGAAAGCGGCAATGACTTTATGGTTTTTAGCTCCAAATACCATAGATCCTCCTCCACAAAAATGGGCATTCTTATTTTCAAGTTTATTGGAGGAACCTGTAAAAGGAGGAAGGACTCGTCGAAATATTCCTGTAAAGAAGTAATGGCACTTGCGTTTGTAACTGCACAACTTCCTGGACTTATTGAGAAATATGAGCCGACAATCGAAGAGAATCTTACAACTGCACTCTCAAAACTCAAGGAAGACGATGCCACAAACGCTAAACTTTTTTTGGATAACTGGCGTAAACTCGATACAGTTGTTGAACGAGTGCTAGGATCAAAAACTGCCGGTAAAAAACGGACTCGTAAACGCAAGAATCGTAAGTAGTAAATGGCAGTGCCAATCCTTTACAATCCGTTCAATCCAAAAAATCGCTTGTTTACCAATACGGATATCCAAGCGATTCTTTTGAAGCACGATTCTGATTTTCGGGTTCAAAGGAATGAACTGTTCCAGCAAGCTATGGTTCATTCATCCTATGTGAAGCGCGGAGAGTATACGAGTCCAACAGGTGAATCAGCTCAATTAGCCGAATGTCCGAAACACTGTTTAGGATTGTTTGATGAGTCATACGAACGACTAGAACATTTGGGAGATTCAATTTTGGGTGCGTGTATTTCTACTTACCTCATGAAACGGTACCCTCAGGAAAATGAAGGGTTCATGACTGACCTGAAGAAGGAGATTGTATGTAACGAAATGCTGGGTCAACTCAGTCAGAAAATCGGACTAGACAGGTTCTATATTATTTCGAGACATAATGAAGATGTATGTTCAGGTCGAACGAACTTCAAGAAACTAGGAGATATCCTAGAAGCATTTCTTGGAGCACTGTGGACAGATTCAGATAACGATTTCAAGACTGTTTATGGTTTTGTGATCTGTCTGGTTGAACGGTACATTGATATACCTCGCATTTTGATGAACAACCGGAATTTCAAAGAACAGCTTCAAAAGCTCTACCAAGCTAAGTTTCATTTCACTCCAACTTACTTGGCGCTCGCATCGTCACTCAACTCGTATACTATGGCTGCAATTGACGAGAAAGGTAACCATTTGGGAATTGGAACCGCTCCAACTAAAAAGCAAGCAGAACAACTGGCAGCAAAGCAAGCTATAGAAAGACTAACCTAATTACTCAATCTTCAAAATCATATAAAAATAAAAACGAATAATTTTTGGTACGATGCCTATCGTACATAAATGTCTTGCAATATAGAAATGCAGGATACAGGTAAGTTTCGAACAAATATGAAGGATCAGTATTATACGAAATCGGCTGTTGCTGTAAAGTGTATTTCAGAAATTATTAAATCATGTCCTCAAATCGATGAAACATATCAGTGGATAGAACCTTCTGCAGGTAATGGCGTATTTCTAAATAGCTTATCTTCAACAATAGAAAAGGTTGGAGTTGATATTGATCCTAAATCCAAAGACATACTTAAAGGTGATTTTCTTACATGGGTTCCAACTACAACCCGTAAAAGAATAGTGTTTGGAAATCCGCCTTTTGGTCGTCAAGGTTCGCTTGCAAAATCATTTATTAAACATTCAGCCGACTTTGCAGATATTATATCATTCATCCTTCCTAGATCATTTGTAAAGCCAAGTATGTCTAGAGCCTTCCCACTTAACTTTCATTGCATATATAGCGAAGAACTACAAAAGAATGCATTTACTGTTAATGACGAAGATCACGATGTTCCATGTGTATTTCAAATTTGGGAAAAGAAAGATAGTTCTAGAATTATTCCTGAACCAATCAAAGAAAGCGGCTTTCAGTATGTGAAGCATGGAACCCCATTTAATATCGCTTTCAAACGAGCTGGAGGTTTAGCTGGCAAATGTTATCCTTCAGGAAGTCATTATAATCCACAGTATCACTATTTCTTAAAATTGGATGAAGAATATATTCCTTATATCAAAAATATTATTGAATCTGTGAATTCACATACATTTCCAAGTAATACAACTGGTCCAAGAAGTTTATCAAAATCAGAAGCTAATGAAGTTTTGAACAGTGTGTTGGAACTACTTCTTATTACGAATACGAGTTCCTGATAGAATAGAATTTGTAATGGTAACTCCTCGAACAACTGGCCCATTCTCAGAATACTGAAGAATAGTATCGGGAATTGAAGTTAATGAACACTGAAGCCGCCTCTGAGATTTAGAGTCAATTTTCGAGTTGAAGGAAAGAAGGCATCGTTTACTTAATTGCTTTGTTCTATCATTAATAACTTTACGATGTTTATTAAGCTCTTCTTTTGTTAATTCTTGAGGAACTGCTTTAATATCTTTAATAAGATTAACAATTTCATCACGTGTTACATCGCCAAAGAGTTCCATCTTGTTATCAAGAGAGAACTCTACAATTTTTGTGATGACCTTATTATCTTCATCCTGTCGATAATAAATACCAATTGCAGTATGTTTCTCATCAGATGGATAATCAAATATACGAAGAGGATTTCCCATACAGATAGTTTTAGATCCCGATGATTTTATAGAAATATTCTCAAGATTGTTAAACTTATTTTTATCTTTAGGTATATCGTGTTTAGCAGTATATGATTGATCTATATTTGTAAGTTCAAATACTTCTTTCTCTATAATTTTTTGAAATTCAAACCCAGCTTGTTGACTTGCCGGCATTGTAAGTTGCTTGATAAGCATTATTGCTAAAGAAATCCATTTTATGCCAAATCTTCTTCTCGCGAGGAATGTGGCGAACCAGAAGTTCGCGACCAGTTCCAGCAGCTGCTGGAGCACCTTCAATTGCTTGCATGACTTCAGCTACGCGCTGTGGCTGATCGGCAAATTGTAAAAGAAGTTGAGTTCGAATAGTATCACGGCGAAGAGCAGGGCGAGATGAACGCACAGAACGACTAAGACCTCCCTTTCCCTCAATCGCAAAATTATCGACCTGATTATCGCGCATATACTTGAGAATCTCTTCTGCACCCTTGCTTTTTCGGTCTTTCAGCTCCTTGATCTGCTTACGAAGTTCACGCTCTTGATCATCTGCTGCAATCCAACCTTTTAGAATTTCCTTTACTTTGTCCGTATCTTGCGCATGGTCTTCCTCGGCCATTTAGCTTTATTATGTTTCTTCGTTGAAAACCTCTTGCCTCCGGTTTCTTGTGAAATTTTTGAAAGATGTTCAATTTTATTAATAGCCTTAACCATTGGTGGGCCCATTACAGGAATAGCGTTTACAACATGAACTGCAGCTTGTCCAAAATCATCCTGTGCAATAGATAGTGCTGCGCCAGATAAGGCAGCTGGAACAGTGCCTGCCATAACTAGAGCTGCTCCCGGAGCACTACCTAATTCTCCAATATTATTGGCAGTCGAAACACCAGTTTCTATGGCAGCATGTGTACTCGCCAATCCTAATTTTCCATATGGAACATTATTTTCAATAGTTTGTTGAATACCAACAACTCCATCTTGCACAGTATTCACAATTCCCGAAATTGGAGTAGGATCCCACGACTGAAGGTAAGAAATAGCACTTCGAGCAGCTGCATCAGTTACAGGATATTCCAATCCACCGTGCATTTTGAGTGCTTTTGAAAAAGCCTTTGCAGACTTCTCGCTAAAAATAGGCTTCAAATGTTTCTTATCATAAAATGCAGATTCCTGAATTTCTTGGGGAGTCTTGAAGTTCTTCTTCTTCAAATATCGAATCAGATTCAAAAGTTTCACTGTTCGTTCAGCCAAAAGAGTCTTGGAACTTCTTTTAATGGCATTGTAAAGTTTGCGTTCTTTTTGAGTGAGCGGCAAGTCCTCGTAGACCCACACCATTATTTAATACATACAAAACAATGGATGACAATACAGGTGTCATTTCGTGGAACTCACAATTAGAAAAGATAATATCTGATGAAGGCGAAAGATGTTTATGTTACTCCTGGTTACATGATCGTGCGGAAAAACGATATTCAACTTTCAGTACGCAAATTACTCTTCCGTCTATTGTATTAGCTACGATATCTGGCTCTGCATCTATTGGAATAGGACAGTTTATCGAAGATAGTCGTGTTGGGAATATTCTTATTGGAGTCACAACTTTATCTGTAGCAATTCTAACTACAGTCTCAAGTTACTTTGCCTGGGCAAAGAGATCCGAATCACATCGCATTGCTGCAATATCATACAAAAAGACTTATCGATTTATTTTGATTGAATTAGCTTTAGCTCGATCACAACGAATGTCAGCCAAGGATATGCTTAAAGTTGTGCGCGATGAAGCGCAGCGTTTAGCTGAAATAAGTCCTCAAATTCCTGATCCTATTATCGAAGATTTCAAGAAGAAGTTTGGTGATACTACTCCGGAAGTTACGAAACCTGAAATTACGAATGGATTAGATCCTATTTATGTGTATCCTTCAGATCTAGATTCTCCAATGATAGGAGGAATGAAATCTAAAATGTCTGAAGTCTTACTTGACCCAATGTACCGAAGTCCCAAACCCGCTATCTCGATCCCTGGTGACTCGTTACGAACTAGGACTGTAAAATCAATACTGTCAGAAGATGATATTCCAACAATATCTATTGAGCTTCCGATCCACCCATCTAGAACTTCCACCGACGATCACACTCCAAACAGTTTACGAAGGTTGTCATCGGTTCATCCGCTGAGCGCGTCTGCATCTGATAATAATCACACTTAGACTTCTTCTTACAAACTGAGCACCACAAGAAGATTGAGGCACTGTCGTTCTTCGCATACAACTTTTTCTCAGACTCAATAATCTTCTCAATAGCTTCCTTCCAACGAGCAGGGCACATATCCAAAGCTGTCATCTCAGCAAATGCTCGAGGACTAATTTCAGAATTCTTTAGTTTTGTTGCCCAATCTTCGGAGTTTTGGACATACCCGTTCTTCCCGCGAAGATTCTCGTATAGTGAAATAGCCCGGCTACGGTACATGTTCCAGAAAATCCGATTACTCCAATCAACCTCCATGTTTTCTTTGATTGCCTGATCACTGACAACATGAAGCATACTTTCCTCAACCTGCTTGGCAATTTCAGAATCTTCCAAAACTTCTGTAAAATTTTGAACAACCTTATCGCGAAGAGCACACTCTACAAACACATTCTTCGAACGAGAATGAATAGGTTTTGAAATTTGAATTGGATCTCGTTGCTCATCATCGCTGGCATCTCCACCGCCATCATCATCGTCATCCTCAACTTCTTCGTCATTTTCACCAGCAGCATCGTCCTCATCTTCATCTTCTGCATCGGCAAAGGTCCACTCCTGATACAGAGTTTCATATTCGCCTGCTTTTAGATTGGTGTAGCAGTTAATATGCGGATCATAAGTATCCTGATCTTCATTTGCAGATGCTAGAATCACAATTGGACCAGAATAGGATTCCTCATCAAATGGGGACGGAAGCATATGGGCATTCTCATCTTCATCTGAAGTATATGCAAATACAGAAAGCCACCTATCTTCCTTCAGAGGATCCTGAATCTTACCTTGAAACTGAATATCTGAATTTTTAAACTTTTTACGAATCCACTCAAGAACATCAGTAGTCTTGGCTGGAATGGTAATATCTGAAAGTGAACCTGTTACAGCAATTGAAACCCCAAACACCATTGGTATTTAATGTAATCAAACATGTAAGTTCGTTTTGGAAAATGGATTTTTTAGGTGTATTATATTAACTCTTAAGCAACGATGTCTTCAAGTTATATTCCTCCACACAAGCGCAATCAGACTCGAATGCCACCTCCTCCTTCTACTAACCAACGACCCGAGCGTCTTCTAACTCTTGGAGATACAAGTTCAAAGACAGAGCCTAAGACTATGGCATCACGACTTGCAGCTTTGAAGGCGACCGAGGCTCACATTGACATGTCGATCGAACCTAAGATTCCTGTAGATAAAAAGAAGGAGAAGGCCCCTATTATTATGGAAGACAGTGATGATGAAGAAGAGGAGTATATTCCGGTAGTTGCCGCTAATGATGGCGGCTGGACAGTTGTTGAGAAGAAGGTTCGGGTTAGGCGTGATAAAGTCCAGGAGGCTCTTGATAATGGCGATGCACCTCTTTCAGATGAAGATGAGGAGCAAAGTTACTGGGACGAACAGCCAGAGGAGTATGAAACTTATTGGGACCGCAAGCCTTAATTAAACAGAAGCAGAAGTTATTGGTAGTGAAGTCTTATCAAGCCCAGCAAGTTTACGAAGGCGTGCAGCTACCCACTGAGCAACTGTATTTAAAGCAAAAAGGAATGAAATTTCGCTCGAATACAACCAAGCAGCCCAAACTGCTAACCCAAATGCCGCAATCATAAGAACCATATCTACAAG